GAACTTCAGCGGCCCATCGGTGTTGGTAGCCATCGCCACCGAGACGTAGTTCCGCCTGAACACGAGGTGGTCAGCCCCAACGAAGTGGAACAACGAGGTCAGCAGGCCGTTAGAAGCCCCGGTGATGCGGCAGTCCTCGACCAGCATGTCATCGGCGCCCGCCGACACCGTGAACGTCTCCGTCGAGAGCTCGTCGGCGTCCACCGACGCCTGGACGAAGCAGTTACGCATCTCGAAGCCGGCGGCGCTTACCACGAAGGGCGTCGCTACCGTCAGCGCCGCCCCGCCACCAGGGCCTGCCGTGAGCAGCCGCAGGTTGTCGAGCACGACGTTGGCCGTGTCGATCAGCCACGAGGCAGCGGCCACGGTCCAAGTGAACGTGGCGCGAGCTGCGCCGGTCCCCAGGCCGCAGATGGCCACCCCCGACGCGGCTCCCGTCGCCGAGAAGTAGTCGGCCGACGACACCGACTCGGTGTGACCAGGCATGCAGAGGATGACGTGGCCACCGTTCGCGTAGCCTTGCAGCTTCGCGAGAGCACCCGCCGTCCCGCCGACCGTTGACAACGGGCTGTCAGGGCCCGACCCGTCGCCGCCACCGAGGCCAGAACGGTTACAGACCCAAAGGATCTGCGCGTACCTGCCGCCTCCGTGGTACCTGTTGATGTAGGTCTGGGCCTGGCCGATGACCCCGCCCAGCACGGTTGTCGATGCCATGGTGCTCCCTTCTCAAGTGGCGGCCACGCCGAAGATGTTGCGCGGGTCCACGCACCCGTAGCGCGCGCGGAAGTAGGTGACGTAAGCCTTCTGCAACATCATGGGGACCTGATCCGTGAGGAACTGCACCTTCTCGATCCAGTCCCAGAACAGGCCGTCTGTGTCGCTGTCGGTGAGCGCGAAGTACCGCGTCGGCGAACCGAGGTAGTCGAACGTGATCTGCTTCCGCCCGTTGACCACCGATGGATCGTTGTTCGCCGATCCCGAGGTCATCGTGTTTTTCATCAGCTTCATGCAGGTGTTATGCAGGGCAGAGGGCACAACCCACGCCTTCACCTGGAGCTGCGAGATGTTCCCGTCCGGACCCGTCATGGTCCGAAGCGACGTCTGCACGCTCTCGAGCGCCGCTTCGCTCATCGCGCTCGGCGTAGCCATCTCGTTCGCGTACGTGCTTACGCCATCCGGGAGCAGGTGCGCCGTCGAGCACAGCTCGAGATTGTCAGGCGCCACCGGGTAGCTGGAGTCGAACGCCCTGTCCAGAAACAGGGCGGTGAGCAGCTCCGGAGTGACACGCGCGGCCCGGCCAAGCGTGCTCATCGCCTGCACGAGCTTCGGGTAGCGGTTCTTCGTGTCCTTGACCGCCTCGAGCGAGACAACCGCCGCGCCCGCCCAGACCGCCGCGTTCCAGGTCTTTACAGGACCCTGGCGGAAGTTCTTGAGCGCCACGGCGTCGTTCTCCGGCTTCAGCGTCAGGGACGCAGGGCCGCCAAACTCGACCGCGGATCGGATCGGCTCGTCGTCAGTGCTCTCCTTGAAGATCGAGAAGCACTGCCGCTCTGCCTTCGCCTCGACACCGTAGAACGTGCGGTTGGCGACGGGTTCGACAACCGCGAAAAAGTCGTTTGTAGAGTGAGCCATGATCCTCTCCTATCAGGTGCCGGTAGTGGTTCCACCTGGCTGCATCTGCGACCCGTTTACCGAGCAGATCACCATGGCGTCGGCCTGGTCAACGTTGCTCCTTGGATCGCCACGCAGCAGGTCCTCAACCCGCCAGGGCAGCGTCGCCGTCGTCGCTCGCCCCGTGGCGTCCAACTCGTGACCGGAGAACCCGGTGGTCGTGTTCCCCGCTCCAAGCACCATCTGGTAGTTCAGCCCGAGATCGGTGCTGACGATCGCCTCGTCCACGCTCGCAAGAAACTGCTGCTCGACAGGATCGGCAACCACGAAGATGTAGGAGGCGTTCGCCGGATCGTTGGTGCTCGACGAGTACGTGGTCGCAGCCGGCAGGTGCTTCCGCTCGAGCCGCTCTTGGCCGCTCATGTAGCTTGCCCCGCCCCACTGCACCGTAGCGATCAAGTCGTTCGCCGTGGCAGCAGCGACGAAACCTCCGGTGCCGTCCTTCTCAACGGCGTCACCCTTGAAGATAGCCGTCGTATTGTTGGTAAGCACCCTGACCCTCGTGAGCCGTGGCGTGCACCCACCCCGAACGTGCGGCTGAAACCCTGCGAGCTGCGTGTTTGGCATTGTTCGTTGCTCCTTACTTTACCGGTGCGCCTGCGCGCCGGAGAACTTCGGCGTGGTCCTCGGCCTCGTTTTCATCGATCGCGGTGAATACCTTCTCCTTACCGTGCGACACGCGGTCAACCGCCATGATCTGCTTTTCCCGCTCGCGGACCGAGATGCGGTCGATCGTCGCGTAAGTCTCCTCGTACTCGTCAGCCGGCATCCGGCACAGGACCAGATCGGCCCCCATCCGCACCGTCGTGTCGAGAGACTTGCCCTCGGCGTCTCCCGCGATACGGCGCAGGCCCGAGCGATCGTCCGTCACGACCTCCCAGGGGCGCTCGACTACGACGTAGTGCTGGCTCGAGTGAGACTTCAACTCATGCCGCCGCGTCTTGACGTAGACGTTGGACGGGTTCGCAGGATCCGTGCTCATCCACTGGTAGCGGAATTGCGGGTCCCGCCCCTGCAACTCCATCTCTTGCGACGTCAACGCCACGCGGGCGTGCGTGAACTTCTTCTTCGGCGGTACGAGCGGCTCTTGTCCTGGCGACGTTGGCATGAGGCTCCCTTCCCTCATCCGGCCACGTCGCGCAGGCCCGAGCGGGCCAGCTCACGGTAAGGACGCGATGTCCCCTTAATCAAGGCACAAACGCACAACGATGTCAAACCTTCTTCTTCCCAAACTTACGCGCCGCGGCACGAGGATCCGTCTTGTAGGCGACATACTCCTCGGCCGTCATGCCGGCAGCCTTGGCTGCGGCCGCCTCGAGGTCGGAGAGCTTGGCTCCGTCGCTGCCACCGCCGGCGCTCTCGGACGTGGCTGCGCCGGCCGAGTATCCGGCCAGCGCGCCGGCTGATCCTCGGTCGTAGGTCGGCCGCCGCTCGGCCGGCGCACGAGTGGGGCCAGCGAGCTTCTTCTCGGCGGCCTGGAATGCGGCGCGCAGCAGGTCTGGACCTGGCTGCATACCGTGGTAGAGCCGCAGGGCGTTCATCTCGGCCTCGACGGCAGCGAGCCCGCGTGCGCCGGCGGCCGCGATGTTCTCGTGGCGGTAAATGAGAGACTGCACGAACGGATCGGGTTGATGCTGCCTCGACCGCTCGAACTCCTGCCGCATGCGTTGCTCCACGTCGGCCGCGACCCGCCGCATGCGGATCTCGGTCGCCTGCTCGGTGAGTCTCTTCCACTCCGCATACTTGCCCTCCGCAAGCGCCTCATCGGCCTTCAGGCCGAGGGCGTCTGGATCTGGACCGGCCGCCTCGGCGGCGCGGCGCTCGCGCTCTGCGCGTTCGCCCTCGGCGCGCGCCTGCCGCTCGCGCAGCTCTTGAAGGTCGCGTTGGCTCTGCTCGAGGCTCTGCCGCATCGACTCGAAGCCCGATACCTTCTCGCGCAGCTCGGCGAGCTCCTTGTCGCGCCTGCTCCGCGTCTCCCGGCGCCGCTCACCGGCCTCCTGTTCTGGCGCGCCAGGTGGCGGCGCCTCTGCCTGCTGCGTCTCAGCCGAGTCCTCGGCAGCCTCCCTCTCCTCGGCCGGATCCTTGAAGTCTTCCGCGAGTGCTCCCATGGTCACTTTCCATCCTTTCCGTTGTCGTACTCGTACTTGTCGGGGCGCTCTGGTGCGCGCTCGATGTAGTAGTTCAGCGAACCGTCGGCGTTCTTGCCGCGCTTGCGCGACATCACTCCGGCCTCGAGGCGTTCGAGTAGCTCTACGCTGACGAGGATGTCCTCGCCCCGGATGAAGATCACACGATCGGAGAGCCGCAGCGTGCCGCACGCCCGACACGCGCGCAGTTGCTGATCCGAGTCCGAAGGGTCACGCCCCTCGATGCCGGACCATTGCTTGTCGTCCTTCGGCACGAGATCCCACGCACCATCATGTGGACACGATAGGTTGTCCTTGCCGACGATGCGCTCCCAGGTCTCGATGACGCCCGCAAACTTGCCGTACCAGACCTCATCACCGATCTCGACGCCCTTAGCGTAGAGCTTCTCGGCGGCCTCGTCTCCCGCGAGCAAGAGGCGTCCCGCGTATCCGCGCTCCTTGCCGGAGTCCGGGATCGTGAGCCCGGATGCCGTCTCCGCGAGGATGGGCAGCGGCTTCACCACGACCCGATCGCCTAGCGGCATGCCGGGCCCGGTGCGCAGTGAGCGCTTATACAGTGGGCCGGCTTTGTTTGCTATTGGCATTTGCTCTCCTTTTCGTCTCCGGAAGATCCTCGACTGCTTCGTTTTCGGCGGCGGGTTGCGCCTGTTGCTCGCCACGATCGGACGCCACCGCCAAGAGCAGGTGCGACACAGCGGCCTGCCTGCCCTGTGCGACCCGCGCGTCCTCGATGCGTCCCTCGCCCACGCACCTTGCGACCTCGAACAGATAGGCCTCTTGTCCTTCTCTGAGCCACGCGATCAGCGACTCCGTGATCGGGTGCTCACGCCAGGGTCGGAGGGACTCCTCCTGGAGCGAGAGGAAGTGTGGTGTCTCCTTGCCCTGTGCCATTGCTCATTCCTTTCTGGATCTTTGCCGCTTGATGAAGCCGGGTGTGTCTTTCGAGCTTGTCTCGGCCCTCCCTGGTCAACCGCTGCGCCGCCGGAGAGGCCGCGAAGGTGTCATGCCCGACGATGTGAGCGTCGTCGTCATCGTCTGGGTGTACCTGGCTGTCCTCGTCGCGCAGGAACGCCGCGTCCTCTTCCCAGTGCGGTCGCGGTGGGGGCGGTCCCTGTGGCTGTGGGGGCTGCCTGAGGAACCGGGCTAGCCGTGCGCCGTCGGGGAAGATGCGCAAGCCGTCCTCGGTGAGTTGCCGCAAGACGGGCTGTCCGATCTCCGGTGTGTTCTGCAACAACGGGTTTTGCAGGACGTAGCTGAAAAGCGCCTGGTGATCTTTGATGCGCTGGCTCTTTACGCGCGGGTCGCTGGCAGGCTCGAGGTGGGCCATCGGCGAGAACATCTCGGGCCTGATCGGGATCTCCTGAGGCTCTCCGTTCTCGTCGATGATGGGCATTGACTCGGTTGGTTCAAGGAACACGCCGAAGCAGCGCCAGATCTTCTCGAGGTCGTGTTGAAAGCAGCGTTTGATCTTCTGGCCGAGGCTCGAGATCGGCATGAGCGCTTGTTCGATCAGCATCTCGACGCCGCTCGCGGTTTGGTTGCTGCCCGGTATGTCTCCGGAGAACGTGCTCGCGCTGCCGACCATGGCGTCTTTCATCGTGTCGAGCATCCGAACGATCGGCATGGTGGTTGGATCCGCTGCCGGCGGTTCGAGCCACATCATTCCTTCGCGGACCGACTGCATGGGCCCGTCTACGTCGATCACGGTCCCCGGCTGAAGCGTCACCTGGCCCGCTGGGAAGCGCATTTGCAGGCTCTTGAGCAGGGTCGGCGCGTTGCGGAGCGTGCCCGCGTCCACGTGTTGGTTGAGCAACGTGTCCATGGCCATAGTGATCCCGTAGAGCAGGTCGCCGTAGCCGAGCGAGTAGAAGCCATCCGACGTGAAGCACGAGTACACGGTGAAAAAGCACACCTGCCGCTTGCGGGGGGGCTTCGGCAAGATCGGCCCGTCCACATCGACTCCGAGCGGAGGCTCCGGCGGCGCTGGTGCCAGCGGCGCGAGGCCATCGGTGGCCTGCTCCGGGCCGGCCGCTGCCGCGATGGCCAGCGCGTACGCTTCGAGGTCGCTCAAGTACTGCTGGTGCGCGGCGAGCTGCTTGTCAAAGCGCAGGCGATCCTCGGGGTCATCTTCTTCTCGGACCGAGAGGCGCAGGAGCTCGTCGGACCAAGCGTCCACGGTGGCGACCACGTAGTGGTACTCACCGTCCATCGACGGGTGGCCCTTCTTGCCCTTCTTGGCGGGCAAGCGCATCGAGAAGTGCTGTTCGAGGATTGGGCGCTTCGGGTTCTTCTCGTCGCGGCTCGGGTTGATGCCGTCGATCTTCCGCGTCTCCTGCCTGTTGATGCTGACGTCTTCTTCCTCTTCGTCGTGCTCATCTACGCCGCTTATGTCGTAGTAGCCGTCGGCAGCCGCGCGCTCGAGTTCGCTGAACGTGAGGCGCTGGACGTAGGTGTAGCGGGGCACGTCCGATAGGCTCGGATCCTGGGAGCGGAACTCGTACGCGACCACGAAGTCTTCGTGGGGAACGAAGTCGCAACGGATGGCCCTGTCGGCCGGCGAGTAGTAGGTGCGACGGACGCCGATGCCGTAGGCCACGATGTCATGGGCGAGGTCTTCGGTCCCTTTCGGGAAGTAGGGCATCTTGCGCCGGATGTAGTGGTTCGCGAACCGCTCGGCCGCGTTGGCGTCGCCCCAGCCTTCCTGCGTCTCCGGCGTGACATAGAGCACGTTGCCGTCGGGGGGGAGGATCATGTCCGTGACCCGGGCCTCTATCTGCAGGATCGGCCCGGTGAGCGCAGGCGTCTTGATGTTGGCGGCGTTCCGGAATGGGAAGTTCTTCTTCTCGGCCAACATGGCGTACATCTTCTGAATGTCGCGCCAGCGCTGGACGCGCTTTTGTCGCGAGGCCTTGTCGCGGTCGAAGTCGTCGTGTACCTGCCTGGCGATCTGCGCGCGTTCGTCCTCGTCCAGTAACTCGACCAGGTTGGTCTTTTCCTCTGTGTCTCTCATTGTTCGTACCCCGAGGTCATGCGGCCGTCTTCTGGCGCGTTTTGCTTGTGGTTGATGATCCTGTGCCACCTGGCGAGTTCGTCTTCGACGGGATCGCCCACGTGGCGGTCGGCGACCGGGAAGCGCATGCAGAGGAAGCGGAATGCGTCGGCGGCGTGGGCGAAGTCGCTGCGCGGGTCGTACTCGTCCGGCTTGCCCGGGGCGTCGCTCTTGATCTTGAGGAGGGCTCGTACGAGGCTTGGGCACCTCTCCTCGAAGATGATGAGCCTTGGCTTCTTGTCCTTGGAGAGCAGGAAGCGCTCTTTCATCTGGTTGCAGCCAGCGGCCCGGTCTTTGTGTGCTGGGAAGATGCGGAAGCCGGCCGACTGGATCCCGTCTCCGGCGGTCTGGCCTGCTCCGTGGTCGTCCATGGCTTGCTTGTCGATGACGCCCCAGAAGTCGCTTGGCATGAAGGGCCGATCGGACCACCGATTCTCGGACCACAGGCCCGCCATGAGTTCGCCGAAGTGCCGTCCGGTCCGACCTGGCCTATGGATCTCGTCGACGACCCACAGGCACCCATCCGGATCCAGGGCGCCGACTAGGAGGCACGCTGGGGCGCTCGAGCCCCAGTCGATTGCGAAGCTCCATTGCCAGGTGGACGGCAGGACGCGCGGCGTGCGGAAGTGCACGTTAGCCTGAAGGAAGCGCGAGAAGAACGAGCCTGGGATCCGCCTGTGGTCGCCATCGATGTAGATGGCAATCTCGTCTTCGTTCATGAGGCTGACGAGCTGGGCAACGTAGTCTTTCGCCAGGTACGGGTTGTCCTTGATCAAGGACCTTACGAACGCCCTGGTGGTCGAGTGTTCCTCGCCTTCGACCATGTACTTGCGCTCGATGATCTTGTTGCCCCTCGGGTAGTCGTCGATGCTCCAATGCTGGATGGGCCAGTCGTACCCGTCGAAGTTGCAGGTGCATCGGATGCGGCGGCGTGCGTGGTAGTCGGGGTCACCCGAGCGGACCTGCGCGGCCAGGAACTTGTATGCCTCGTAGGGGATTTGCTGTACCTCGTCGAAGCCGACGCCTACGAACTCGTTGCCGTTGTAGCCGAGGTGGTCATTGGGGCCGTCGAGGTGGCGCATGGACATCGTTGCGCCGCTCGGCATGGTCCAGGTCTTCTCCTGAGATGCGAACTTGCCGCCGAACCCCGGCATGACGTCATGGGTCTTGATGATGAAGTCCTTTATGTCCTCTAAGTTCTTGCGGAAGATCACGACGCGGCAGCGCCCCTGAGTGCGCCCGGTGGCCTTCCACTTCTGGTCTGCGAGCTGCCACAGGTCGTTCCAGCACATCGTGAGGAAGGCCGACTTGCCGCCGCCCTTGCCGCCGCCCATCAAGACCTCGCGCGCTGGGCACTCGAGGGCGAGGGCCTGGCGCGGAGAGGGCGCGATGATGCCCATGTCCTTCGCGGTGAGCTCTGCGCGCTTCACAGCTTGCGAGTCTCCTGCCTGCGTCCTCTGGCAGCGATGACGAAGACTTTGGCGTTAGTGAGTCGGGCCATGCGTAGCTCTTCGAGCGAGAGCCAGCGAGACTGCTGGCGTCCGCAGCACTCGGCGTGGATGCCCATGCGCCAGAACGAGGTGGCCACGTCGTACCAGAAGGTCTCGCAGGGCTGCGAGCACAGGGAGCAGTAGGGCACGACGGCCGGCGGTGAGGCTCCAGGTGTGATGATGGACTTGTCGGAGCCATCGCGCGCCACGCGCTTCCACGCCGCGTGCTTGATGAGGGTCATGTGTGGCTCGTGGTGGGTGTGATGGGGGCCGCTGTGGCCGGAGCGAGCGGGGCGAGTTCGATCTCGAGCCCGTCTGGGGCTCGGTAGCGGCGGACGCCGAGCCTGCGCATGGCATCTCGGAGGATGTTCAAGCGTTCGATCTCGGCCGGGAGCGCGTCCAGGTTGCTCATGGTTGCCTTGGCACGACTTTGATCCTGGGCTGGGCTGCGACTTCCTCCCGGGAGGCACCGTCGACCTCGACGGCGCTCGTGGTCTCGATGGCCTTCACCTCGAGGGCATCGTTGTCGAGCGCGCGCCCTTTGCGCTCCCACTCGGAGTTGCTGACGACCGCGACGACCGCAACCACCCGCGTCGTGCCTTCGACCAGGCCAAGCCGAGCACGCTCCATGGCAGCGAAGTCGCGCGTGAGTTGCTGCGCGACGACCACCCGCGCTGGCACCTCTTTCCAGGTGAGTTCCGAAGCGGGGTCCTTGCCCTCGACGATCGCCCGTGTCGTCGAGACAGCGCGTTCGAAGGCCGCGTGCAGATCCTTGCGGACGCGATCGAGCGCCTTCGGTGGGACTACCGCAGCCACGGCTTACCTCCTGCCCGGCAAGCTCGGCATGGCGCGACGCCCCGAACACGGCACCCGCCGACGACGGACCAGGGGCACGAGGCCGTGGCCGCGTGCTCCGCGCAGTAGTAGCGCTCCGACCGCGCCGCGCACCCCCCGTAGGCGCACAGACCAGCCGCGCGCTTGCGCATCCGGTGGCGTGCGGTGCGCTCCGTGGGTGTCACTGCGTTGACAGTGGCGTTAACCGTGCTCCTTGTCAACGGCGCGCTCGCTACGGACAGCTCGTGCCGCCGGATCCCAGATGGACAGGATGAGCAGGTACGCCTTGCGGTCGCCCGCCGCCACGGCGGCATCGAAGGCCTGGCGCACGTCTTCCTCCGTGATCCCCCTCCGCGGGGGCAGGTACTTGCTCACGTGCCGCCACAGCGTGACCCTGGACACGCCCGCCTCGCGCGCCATGGCCGCCTTCTTCATCGTGGGAGGCTTGGTAGCTCGCACGCGCGCACGCCTCACGCGAGCCGCAGCCGCGAGCTTCGCTCGCATCAGCGCCCGCTTCGCGCGGATCGCATCTAGCTCGTGGGCAGGCAGAGGGGACGGGACGCCGCTGTAGTCAGGGTCGGCCATGCCTGTTTGTATCATGCGCGACGCGTCAAAAGTTGGGAAAGTGAAAGTTGGGTGGAGTGGGAGCACGATTCCGCGAGAACTCCCCTTTTCTCCCCCC